TTTGTGCACATTATGTGCGTTATCCAGCGAGAAGACCGGAGGTCAATCATGGCTAAGTTTGTAGCGCGCTTTTATTGTTTGGTTGAAGCTGTCGTTGAAGCTGAAAGCAATGAGCAAGTGTTGGCATTATGTGATTTAAATGTATGTGATGTGAATAAACTACCGCATACGATTACGGAAATTGANGGCTTTGTTGCTATTACAAGCAGCAAGCAGAGAGATGAAAAGTGTGGCGTGTAGAGTGACGCCAATACTTGAATAAAAAAAGGAAAAACAACATGAAAAAATATACTCCTCCGGTACCAAGACCAACTTATTTTGATAAAGGATTTGACGTACAGACCGTACATGAATTTATCCAAAAATATTATCCGGATTTTTACCATGAAGACGCCGTGTGGACGGAAGAATTTCGCAATGGCGTTTATGAAGCGTTGATTGAAGAGTTTTACTTATATGATGACCCCGAAGTCATGATAAACACACTCATTAGAGATTATTCATGGGAATTTACTCATGAGCTTTGGGACAATATTCAAAATTTTGATGGCTTTGTTCGCCAGAAGCTCAAAGAAAAAGAACAGCAATGGGTGAAAGATAACAATATTGAACCACCTTTCCCGGTTGGTGCAAAAGTCCGCCTCCTATCACGCTTCTACAGCGAAACTATGGGAGTCATTAACAAAATCTACGAATACGAACCTGCTAGATACTGTGTATTAACGGCTAAACAAGAGGAATACAACAAGCAAATGGAACAACAAGGTAAAACAGAGCGACAAGGCGGGTATGTTGTGAAATTTGAAGATGTTGAATTGGTTGAGGAGTAAAACAATGAGTATAGGTATAAATAAAGTCCGCATGACAATCGAAGTTGAAATGGACGACTACCAACGTGATCAACTTGAAATATCAAAAAATACGCAAGTGTTAGGCGGAAATATCGTGCTATTAGACTGGGAAGGTGGTGTGTTTGACGAAGTTGATGGCTATCGCAAATTGTTTGAAGCAGTTGATTCGAATCTGATGGGTATTGCATTTGATAATATGAAAGATGAGACCTTTATAGGTGAATTGCAACTGGCGATTAAACGAGCTGTTACGCCGATTATTAAAGCAAAACGTAAGGCGATTATGGAGGCAGAAAATGAGTGAAAACAATGGATGGATTAAGTATGACTCTTGCCCGCCAAGTGAAGATGGCTTTTTTATCGTATATTGCCCGGAATATGCCATACCTGTGAAGGTTGCATTTTACTATGCAGACTTGTGCGGATTTACTGAGTTTACAGATGATGAAGTATCACACTGGCAACCACTACCACAACCACCGGAGGAATAAATTATGGATATCGAATACGAATGGTTACTTATTAATAATCTAGATGACAAAGATCCAGAAAAAGAAGAAGTAGAGAAAATCATTAAAGATAGCGAGTGGTTGGAATTTGACCGAAAAAAACGACCATTTTATTTAGCATCAAGTGTCGTCAAAGAATTATTTATGCGTAATTATAGCAAATGGGAGTGTTATGAAGAGGATGAATATGTTTTTCTCGCCCTCAGAGAACAAGGGAGTAAACGGTACTCAATTTTCCGTGTGAGCCCATGGTATTGGTTAGCGCCGAACATTGATGAAATTTATTTTGAGGACTAAAACCCATTTACAGCCTATTAAATCTCCCCTAGCCCCTCTTTACAAAAGAGGGGGATAAGTTAGATGAAGTGGGCTGAGTAATGTGTTTTAAATCAAGTTTGAGGGAACAATAATGAAACTATGCCGTTGCCCTATTTGCCACAGTGACATTCATTTGGATGCGTTGTTGGAAGATGATGCGGGGCGTGAGATGTTGGGGTTAATCTCCAATTTGGGTGGTCGCAATGCCCGTGCGTTGGTGAGTTATATTGGGTTGTTTCGTCCTGAAAGATCGGCGTTATCTAATGGTCGGGCATTGAGATTAATGAAAGATGTGTTGGAGATGTATCAACCCAATCCGCTACTCGCCCATGCGTTGAATGAAACGGTGCAAGCGGTGATGAAAAACCGTCGGGAAACCCGCAATATTCAAGCTCTAGCGAATCATAACTATTTGAAGAAAGTGTATGAAGGAGCGAAGCCGTTGTTTGCAGTGGTTCGTAATGAAGGCAAAGCTGAAATGCAAAGCGTTGCGGCGCAAGAAGAGGATAAACGTATGGCAGCCATTCAATATATTGAACGTTATGCCGCTATTGGGCAGTTGCAATTTGTGGAAAATATGCCTGAGTTTGCGGTTTGGAAAGCCTGGAAAGCGGAACAGGAGAAAGACTATGTTGCGTAAAAATTTAATCACTAAAATCCATATTGGAAAAAGCCAATTAGGTCTTGATGATGAAACCTATCGTCAATTATTGGTAAGTACAACGGGTAAAACAAGTTGTAGTGAAATGACGGAAAGTGAATTGCAACAGGTGTTAAATGTTATGGTGCAAAAGGGTTTTAAATCCAGTTCAAGTTTTTGGGGAAATCGTGCGGCACCACGTGAAGATAAGAAAATTTATTTGGCAAAAATTACCGCACTTTTAGCAAAACATGGTTTACCGAAAGAATATGCCGATGGTATTGCGAAACGTTCGTTTAAAGTGGATTTTGTGCATTGGTTGCAGCCGTGGCAGTTGAAAAAGGTGGTGCAAATGTTGGCGGTGTATGATCGGAATAAAAAAGCATTGTAAGATGAAATTATCAGGTGTAAATTGAAGGCTCTTTGGAGCCTTTTTTATTGGAGAAAATATGAAAAAATTACTTTTAGTTTCAATGTGTTCACTAGGTATAGCATTTAACGCATTGGCATTTGAACAAGCGCGTTTTGATGAAGATACGGCATTTTATAATGCCCATAAAGATGATGCGAAAGCTATTATCACGTTGCTATCAGTATTTAATACAGATAAAGGGATTCGCCAGGCTTTTGAACAGCATGCCAACGGCAATGTGACAAAATGGCAAGATACTCTTAATAAAATGAAAAAATCGGATGGATATGCGCAAAAAATAAATGCATTAGGTTATTTTGGTGCTTGCCACAGTGCTGTTAGTTATGCGCAAGCAATGTGGATTGCCGCACCAAAAGGAACAAAAGTAGCGGAATGGAATGATAAGGACTCATTTGATTTAAAATCCTTTAATCAGTCTAAAGCAGAATTCCAAAAAAACTATTCAGATTGTAAAGATGCTGTGAAACATGCACCGAATAAAAAAGATTATGAAGAAGAACTGATTATCCTTGGTTCTGAAAAATAACGAGCTCCCAATGTGAAAACATTGGGATTTTTTTTATCTTTTTTTTCAAAAATACCGCCTTTTTAAAATTTCCGTGCGACAATCCGCCTAAATGGTCACATAGGGGAAATGTTATGCAGTCAAAGTTAGAGAGCGTTGCCAACTATCTGCCTGAAATCGTACTGGAAATGGTGGAGTTAGTTGGGTTTTTTGACGTAGAAAAAATTATTAATCAGTTCGGAGGGGCAACGTTTCGTTTTACCGACGGAGCAGTGTATTTCCCGCGACTAAAAGCACTCATCGGGCAGGAAAGTGCGGTCAAATTGCGTCATTATTTTCAGGCGGAGGAAGTATATATTCCGCGTTGTGAAGTCGCTCTGCGGTTGTTACGCAACGAACGACTAAAAGCGGATTTTGACTACATCACGCAAACCGAAAAGAAAAGTGGCCGCACGGCAATGCTTGAGCTTTGTCCTAAATACAAACTCTGTGATCGTCAAGCCTGGGAAATTATACGCTCTCATCAAGTCCAGCAATATCAACAAGCCGCGTTATTTTAGAACAAGTGGGCGTGTGGAAGTTTCTCCCCCATTAATTAACCTTCTTTTAATTCAGAATACCCTCAATCATATCAACGATTAAGGGTATTTTTTTATGTCGACGTTAACTTTTCTAGATATTTTTAACCGTTTAATTGGGCATGAGGGTGGTTATGTTAATGATCCTCGCGACCCCGGTGGGGAAACCAATTGGGGGATTACTAAACGCACAGCTCAGGCAAATGGTTATCAGGGCAATATGCGTGCGATGACTCGTGATCAGGCTTTTAAAATCTACTACTCCGCCTTTTGGTTGCGTTATCAATGCGACAAGATGCCTGAAGCGGTGGCTTTCCAATTTTTTGATGCGGCTGTAAATCATGGATTAGGTAATGCAAGCCGTATGTTGCAACGTGCGGTGAATGTGGCGGATGACGGCATTATTGGCAATATGACCATTGCGGCAATTAAGAAGATAGCGATATCTGATGTGATTATGCGTTTGAATGCAGAACGCCTAGAGTTTTATTGCAAACTTGGCACTTTTGCAACCTTTGGTAAAGGCTGGGTTCGTCGCGTGGCGGGCAATCTTAAATATGGAGCAATTGATAATGAAGTTTAAATTTTTAGGCGTGTTTAAACGCATGTTTAGCTGGTTAGGCAATAAAGGGAAACAACCGAAAAAACGACCGCACTCTTACAGTAAGAATGCGTGGAGTTATATCGCACGCGGGAGACCAACCCCAGCTAAAGCGATTATGTGGAGGTTATGCCGATGAATAAGTTTTTTGAATTATTTACCAATAGTGATGGTCGTGCGAGTACGACAGGTTTTATTCAGTTTTTCGGTTTCTTAGTCATGGCCGGTGTGCTGATTTATGCCGTTTATCTTGACCGTTCTACGGTCACTGATTTGTTCTTTTATTTCGCTTGTTTTTGCGGTGGTTCGGCTGCAACCAAGGGTGCTGTAATGGCATATCAAGCCAAACAAACCAAGTCAGAAGAACCGATCACAGGAGAAGTCTATGTCGAACCGGAACAAACGGATAGACCAAGGGGGATTTAATGACGTTACAGATGATTTTAATCGGCTCAGGTACTGCACTGGCTATTTGTGGTTATGTGGTATTTAAGCTCAAACGTGCCGGGCGTGAAATTGACCGATTATTAAAAGATAACGAGCAGTTGGTGCGTGAAAAAGCTGTCTCTGGTACGCAGGTGAAACATTATGAAACGAGAAAACAACATGAAGAAAACAGTCGCAATGCTGACCGTGACACTCTTATTGATGGGTTGCACAAGTCAGGGGATCTCCGTGATTAATGCAAGCTGTGCCGGTTTCTCGTTGATCTCCGCAAGCCGTCAAGATACGACAGAAACTTTGCGTCAAATTAAAGTGCATAACGATACATATCGAACTATTTGTCAGCGAGGTGAAAATGGAAGTGCACATTAATGGGATGATGATTTTTAATGGGTTGGTATCTGTTGCGGTGTTCTTTATTGGTGTGTGGTTTAAGAAATTAGACAGTGAGTTTAAAAGCCTGCATGACGAAGTTAAAGAAGTTAAGCGCGATTATGTCTCAAAAGAAGTGGCTGGTATCACCAATCAAAGCATTTTAGATAAATTAGGGGCAATTTCTGAGCAATTGCAGTCCATTACGAAAAAATTAGATAACAAGGCAGATAAATAATGTCAGCAAGAGATCGGAAACGCTTAGAGCAATTAACCGAAAGCGCACAAACAAATGCAAAACTAGATGAAATTTTAGGTTTGACCCGTGCAGTCAATCATAAAATCGACCGTTTAGATGGGCGTGTGGATGATATTGATGTCCGTTTAGCTAAGGTAGAAAACAGTATGGCTAAATTGGGGGTGCGATCCGCTTTAGTTGGTGGTTTGGGCGGTTTATTGGTATCGGTTGGATTTGAGCTAATCAAAGCCAAATTAGGAGGCTAGTGAATATGGCACACGATGAAAAAACCAAGGCTTATGTACGCCGTTGCTATGTGTTTGATTGCCTGACGCTAGAACAAGCAGCAGAAAAAGCCAAAGTATCCTACAACACGGCGCGCCGTTGGAAAAAAGAAGCGGAAGCACGTGGTGACAACTGGGACACGGTGCGTGATGCGAATACCATGGCAAGTGGCAAAGTGGAAGACGTAGCGCGCGGTATGCTCACCACTTTTGTGATCTACTTTGAAAAGACCATGGAAGAGCTACGTCATACGGAAGACTTGCCAGTCAGCGATAAAGCTAAACTGATCCAAGGTTTGGGTGATAGCTATTCAAAAATGGTGGCGAGTAGTAAGCGGTTATTGCCGGAAGTGTCGGAACTGGCGACGGCTGTTAAGACAATGATGATGTTCGGGGATTATGTGCAAACAAAAACAACGGATAAACAAGTACTTGATGTCATTATCGACGCATTAAACGAGTTCGGTGCAATCTTAAAAAAGGAATATAAAGAATGAGACTGCTAATTCATTATTTGCCCTGTATTGTTTCCATTATTTGTGCCTACTTTTTATTAAAACATGGTGTGAGTGGCTGGGGCTGGTTCCTTTTTATCGGTTTATTAGTCACGCCATGTAAGAGTAAATAAAATGAGAAATAAAGAGCTTTTAGCCGAATTAAAAGCCTATTCAGACAGCTTGCGACAAAAGGTCGAGGCAAAGTTTGAGGGGTGGGATGATTCTCTTGCTGCCATTAGTGAGCGACGCAAAAAGGTGTTAGATCCTGTTTCGGGCTATGACTTTTTTGTGTCGAATTACTTTCCGCATTATGTGCGTTCTAGCTCTCGTTCGCAGTTGCATAACTATCTTTTTGAGCAGTTGCCACAAGTATTACAACAGCCATCATCAGTGCATTTAGCCATTGCTGCGCCACGTGGTGAAGCTAAATCGACCTTGGTTTCCCAGCTCTTTACACTTTACTGTCTTGTGACACAGAAAAAACGCTATGCGTTGATTGTGATGGATAGTATCGACCAAGCCTATCCAATGTTGGAAGCCATTAAAGTAGAGTTGGAATTTAACCAACGTTTGCGCATTGATTTCCCTGAAATGGCTGGACAAGGGCGTGTGTGGCAAGCCGCAACTATTATCACGAAAGCCAATCAAAAAGTGCAAGTAGCAGGCTCTGGCAAAAAATTGCGTGGTTTACGCCATGGGGCGTATCGTCCTGATTTGGTGGTACTGGATGATATTGAAAATGACGAACAAGTGCGTAGTCCCGAACAGCGTGACAAATTGCACGATTGGTTGAAGAAAACCGTCCTTCCGTTAGGGGCAGCTGGGGATAAGTTAGATGTGGTGTATATCGGGACTATTCTCCATTACGACAGTGTTTTAAACCGCACTTTATCGAGTAAAGCGTGGAAGACAGCTAAGTTTAAAGCCTTAATTCGTCAGCCTGATGATATGAGCCTGTGGGATAAGTGGGAGGACTTCTACTTAAACGAAGGCGAAGCGGTGGCTGATGCTTTCTATACGCAAAATCAAGCGGCAATGGATAAAGGCGCAGTAGTGAGCTGGGCTGCTCGTCCTATTTTAACCTTGATGAAGATTCGCGCTCGTGATGGGCATGCCACCTTTGATTCGGAATATCAAAATGACCCGTTAAGCAGTGATGATGCGATGTTTGCCAATAGTTTGACTTATTGGACGGAATTGCCAGCAAATTTAATTTATTTCGGTGCGCTTGACCCATCCTTAGGAAAAGCAGGGGCAAGCCGTGACCCCTCTGCCATTTTAGTGGGTGGGTATCACCGAGAAACAGGCAAGTTATATGTTGTGGAAGCGCAAGTGAAGAAACGTTTGCCTGATTTAATTATTGAAGATGTGATCCGTATGCAGAAGCAATACCACTGTCAGCGGTGGTTTGTTGAAACGGTGCAATTCCAAGAGTTTTTAAAAGATGAATTAGTGAAACGCTCGGCACAACGTGGCATTCCTGTTCCAGCGACGGCAACTAAACCAAATACAGACAAAATGTTGCGTATTGAGAGCCTACAACCCCACATGGTGAATGGCTTAATTTTGTTGCATAGCTCGCAAGCTACACTGATTTCCCAGTTACGCCATTTTCCGAAAGCAGACCATGATGATGGCCCGGATGCGCTGGAAATGTTGTGGCGTAATGCCGTGGGTAGTTCGGCAGCGATTGAGTGGATTGGGTTAAATCAACTGAATGAGATTGAATCAGATGAATACGAAGATGAAGACGATCTTTATTCAATATGGAAACATTAAAGGCGGATTAAATGGGATTTATTGATAAGGTTAAAAACCTTTTAAAAGGTAATGAAACAGAGCCAACACAAACCGATGATGCGGAAGTAACTGCAACGGGGCGTGTATTAGATGATCACCCCTCTGCAAAAATTACGCCTTCAAAATTAAAGCAGATTTTAGAGGATGCCGAAAACGGCGATATTCAGGCGCAGCATCAACTTTTCATGGATATTGAAGAACAAGATAGCAGTATTGCCGCCAATATGATGACACGTAAGCGTTCAGTTTTAACGCTAGATTGGCGTATTGTTGAACCACGTAATGCAACCCCTGCAGAAGAAAAATTGCAAGCAGAGATTGATGAGTTATTTTATCAATATCCCAATCTTGAAGACTTGTTTATCGATTTAATGGATGCCGTGGGACACGGTTTTTCGGCGTTGGAAATTCAATGGGCGCAAGTAGATGGCAAATGGGTTCCCAAAGGCTTTAAACCTTGTCCGCAGTCTTGGTTTAAATTGGATAAAGAGGATAGTTTATTATTACGCACGCCAGCTAATCAAATGGGTGAGCCTTTACGTCCTTTTGGTTGGGTGGTACATCGCCATAAATCTCGTTCGACACAGTTGGCTCGTGATGGCTTATATCGCACATTGGCATGGCTTTATATGTATAAGCATTATTCTGTGCGTGATTTTGCCGAGTTTTTAGAGCTTTATGGTATGCCGATTCGCATTGGTAAATATGGTGCTGGTGCCACTAATGCGGAGAAACGCACGTTACTGCGTGCGTTGGCTGAAATTGGGCATAACGCGGCAGGCATTATGCCTGAATCGATGCAGATTGAACTGCATAACGTCGCTAATGCGGGTGCAGCATCGGGTAATAATCCATTTTTACAAATGGTTGATTGGTGCGAGAAATCTATTGCTCGGTTGATTTTGGGGCAAACCTTAACATCGGGGGCGGATGGTAAAAGCTCCACCAATGCGTTAGGTAATGTGCATAATGAAGTGCGTCGTGATTTGATGGTTAGCGATGCAAAACAAATTGCGCAAACCATCACTCAACAAATCATTTTGCCGTATTTGCAAATTAATGTTGATCCGAATATTGCGCCACATCGTGTCCCTTATTTTGAGTTTGACACGAAAGAATATGAAGATTTATCGGTATTTGCAGATGCCATCCCTAAACTTACGGGCATTGGGGTGCAGATTTCGGAAAGTTGGGTGCGGGATAAATTAGGGATTCCTGAGCCACAAGAAGGCGAACTGATTTTAAGCACACCGCAAGGCGAGAAAACGGACGAAAAAACGACCGCACTTTCTGCCATGTTGAATCACGGCAAAGGTTGTACTTGCGGTTGTCGTGCTGCTGCGTTGTCGGCTCAAGATGGTAAAAAGGACGAACAAGATGAACTGGACGGTTTGATTGATGATGCACTGGCAAATGCGGATTTTAATCAACAGCTTGATCCTATGATGAAACAAATTGTAGGCGTAGTCATGGCAAGTGAAAGCTATGACGAAGCACAGGAAAAACTGATCGCACTTTATCCTGATTTAACCAGTGAAAGCCATCAAGCTTATTTGGCAAGTGCGGTATTTTTAGCTGATTTATTAGGAGCTGCCAATGCCGAGCGCACCTAAGTTTGCCATTGGCGTAGAACCCAAACAAGCCATTGAGTTTTTGCGCCAAAAGAAAATGCTTGCCAGCAAGGTGTTAGTAAAAGAAATGCACGATAGCGCATTGGCACGAGCCACGACGATTGCGCGCTTAACTAGCCTTGATATGACAAAGGATATTTACCAATCTTTAGAAACCGCTATGCGTGAGGGCAAAGGCTTTCACGCTTGGAAAAAAAAACTGGTGAGTGAATTTGAACGTAAAGGCTGGATTTTTGGGAAAGATCCGTCTATTCGTGGTATTGATGGGCATTTACTGGCAGATCCAAAAACAGGGGAATATTTTGGCACGCCGCGTCGGTTAAATACGATTTATCGTGTCAATATGCAGTCAGCTTATTCGGCTGCGCGTTATCAACGCTTGCGTGACAATGTGGATAATCGCCCTTATTGGCAATATTCCGCCGTGGGTGATGCGCGTACTCGCCCTGCCCATTTAGCATTGAGCGGTAAGGTGTATCGTTATGATGATCCGTTTTGGGCGACATTCTACCCGCCTAATGGGTTTAATTGTCGCTGTACGGTGATTGCGTTAGGCGATAGAGATTTGAAACGCCGTGGGATTGATAAGCCTGACGATAGTTCTGAATTTTTGGTGGAAGTAGAACGCCCTGCGGATAAGCAAGGTAATCGTGAAAAGACGGTAGGTTTTAAATTACCTGATGGCACGGTACGTGTGACGGATAAAGGCTTTGATTACAATGTGGGGAGATTAAACTACAAGCCTAATTTGGATCTTTATCCTGAAAAACTGGCGCATGCGTTTGCGACGGTTGAAATGAAAGGTGGGGAGTTTAAGCACAATTTTGAATTGTTGGCAAAGTATGTGGCGGAGATGAAACAAACGCTCAGCCCAGATGGAAAAAAACTCACTGCTGATCAAATGTTACAGGTGCGAGATAGTCTTACCAAAAATTTTAAATTTGCAGCAGGTGTCTTGAGTGCGGAAAGTAAGGATTTATTGAAAAGCAAAACTGGCACAGTGTGGCTTTCTGATGATACTTTAATTAAGCAATTTAATAGTCGTGATGGGCAAGATTTTGGGATTGATGAATATGCGGATTTGCCGGATATTGTCAATTCACCGGATAAAATTATTGTAGATGAATTCGGCTACCAATTTTATAAAGATGTAAATGGTAAGAAATTGTTAGCTGTATTGAAAGTTTTAAGTCGAGAAAACGAAATTTTTGTGCAATCGTTCAGATTGGTGAGTGATAAGCAATGGAAAAAGGCATTTAAAGAATAAGCCACTAGGCGGGGCTCGAACCCACCGCACACAGTCCAAGGTACTATTTCAACCTATCGCTTGCGATCCTCGAGATTCATCGCTTTTCTAGTGGCTTGACGACTATACCCCCTTAAATTTTAAAAATCAACGATTATGATAGACATTGAAATCAATAACGCACAAGAAATTGCATCGGCACTAGAACGCCTTGCACAAGCCACCGCTCATCGAGCTCCGTTAATGCGAAGTATTGCGGGGACAATGGAATCCGCTGTGCTGCAAAATTTTGATGTTGGGGGGCGTCCTAAATGGCTGGGGCTGAAATATCGTCAAGGTACACCGTTGGTCGATACCGAAAACTTGATGGGGAGCATTACGTCTGACTACAGCAATGATATGGCAACTGTTGGGACGAATGAGCCTTACGCGGCCATTCATCAATTCGGCGGGAAAGCTGGGCGAGGTCGTAAAGTAGAAATTCCGGCTCGTCCTTTTTTGGCTTTAACACCTCAAGATAAGGCAGATATTTTGGAAGACGTGCAAGGCTACTTCCAACGCTTAATTAAATAAATCAGAAAATCGCCCTAAATCGCACGTAGGGCGATTTTTTACTTTCAGGGTATAAGATTTCATCTTTAAATTTTTAAAACAATTTAAAACGGTTTTAAAGCGTTTTAAAATGGGTTTGGGTTGTTTTCAATCATTCAATCTTTCACGTCTTTAATGTGAGGCTTGTTCCTCATTGTCTAAAATTTCAAATTATTTGGTTGCGCTGAAGCCAGTCATCTCTTGTTATCTCGTTCAATTCGATATTCTGCCATCCTAGATTGAGTTTTTAAGGATGGTTTCCAGATGAAATTAACAGTTTCCGCTTGTAGTTTTGAAATTGACAAGGCGAAGTATGGTCGTATCCAACTTTTACCTTATGGCAAATTTCGCGCCACAGACGGCAGACCAACCGATGTGGAGGCATGGTATGTAACAGATACAAATGGCGCGGATGTGGTGGCGTTGGCAAATAATCAACGTAATCCTCTTCCTATTGACTATGAACACCAAATTATTCACTCCCTAAAAAACGGCAAAGAAGCACCAAGTGCGGGCTGGATGGAATATTTCTATTTTACCCCACAAGGGATTTTTGCTGATGTGCGTTGGACTGATAAAGCCGCGGACTATATCAAAAATGGCGAATATCGTTATATCTCGGCTGTGTTTGCTTACGACACAGACGGCTATGTTCGCAAGATCTTTCATGCTGCATTAACCAATACGCCTGCTTTAGATGGCATGGATGAAGCGATGGTGGCAGCCAGCGTGAATTTATTACAAGAGGACAATCCAATGGATAAAAAATTATTGGCAGCATTATGCGCACTGTTTGCTTTAAAAGCAGATGCAAGTGAGGCTGACATTACGGAGAAAGTGACCGCACTTTCGGCAGCTAAAGGCGATAGCACTGTGGACGTGTTAGATGTTTACGCAAAATTAGCTGAAAAAGAACAATCGGTAGCGGCGTTATCCACACAAGTGGGCAACCCTGATCCTGCTAAATTTGTGCCAGTCGATCAGGTGGCTGCATTACAGGCTGATTTTAATGCGCTTAAAACATCTGTAGAAGCGGACAAGAAAGCGACATTAATCACAGCGGCATTATCGCAAGGCAAACTGGCTCCAGCATTAAAAGATTGGGCGCAAAGTTTATCTGTTGAGGCATTAAGTGCTTACTTAGAAAAAGCACCTGCAATGGCCGCATTAAGTGGTGAGCCACAAGCAAAAGACGATCCAGAGCAGAAAGTGGCGGCGTTAAGTGCGGCTGAACAAGCGGCAGCACGTGCGCTTGGTATGACTGAAGCGGAATTTATGGCAGAACATAAGGAGCAAAAATAATGAGCTTTAAAAAATCAGAAGTTTTAAAGGCAATTGAAACCCAGTTTAAAAAAGATTTTGCTGCAGGTTTAGGTTTAATTAAACCGCAGTGGGACTTAATTGCAATGAAGGTATCCTCTAACACCAAAGTGAACACCTATGGTTTCTTAGGTCAGTTCCCGAAAATGGTGGAATGGGTAAATAAACGTCAGCGTAAAGCAATGCAAGCACAAGGCACCAGCATTGAAAACAAACTTTACGAAAGCACGGTGGGTATCCCTCGTACCGATATTGAAGATGACCAAGTAGGTTTATTCCGTCCAATGGTGCAACAGGCGGCACAAAGTGCGGCTGAATTGCCTGATGATTTGGTATTTGGTTTGTTAAAAGCAGGTAAAACCACGCTTTGTTATGACGGCCAAAATTACTTTGATACTGATCACCCGGTTTACCCAAATGTGGATGGTACAGGTGCAAGTAAAGAGCAAAGTAACTTAACGACTGGTACAAAAGATGGTGCGCCAACATTCTATCTTTTCGACACCACCAATGCGATTAAACCGTTAATTTGGCAAGAACGCACTGCGCCAGAAATTGAAACGAAATTTGATCCTTCAAAGTCTGACACCGTATTTAACGAAGATATTTACGAATGGGGTGTACGTGCTCGTGGTGCAGCCGGTTTTGGTTTTTGGCAGTTAGCGCACTGTGTGGAGAAAACTGAACTTACTGCGGAAAACATTATGGCAGTCATTGCCCAAATGCAATCCTTAAAAGGTGACGGTGGCAAGTTATTGAACATTCGTCCGAATGTGATTTTAGTGCCACCTGCACTTGAATTCAAAGCACGTCAAATCTGCGAAGGTGAATTAATTAACGGCACGACTAATATCTTAAAAGGTCGTTTAAAAGTGATTGTGTCTCCACAAATCATTGCGGAATAACCATCAATAAGGGCGAGCAATCGCCCTTTAGGAGCAAAAATGGCAAAGGAACAACAAGACAGCGAACAGCAAGATGAAACAAACGCTGAACAACAAGGCAGCGAACTGCAAGATGAAACAAACGCTGAACAGCAAGATGAAGTAAAAGCTGAGACGCAAGATGAAACTGCAGAAAACACATCTGATGTTTTGGTAGAAGGCGGTGAGGTAATTAACCCTATTGCCTATGCGGTGACGTTACGTGCAATTCATCCGCAAGCCTCTTATGGTCGCTGTGGTTATCGTTTTAACAAAGAAAGTGCGGTGGAAATTCCAGTTGAAAACTTGACGGGTGAGCAAGTCATTATGCTTGCTGAAGATCCCTGGTTAGAACTTATTCCCATCTGCGATAAATAAGGATGAGTGATGCATTACGCCAGTGCAGAAGATTTTGTGTTACGCGTGGGGGAAGTGCAAGCCATTGAACTGACCGACCGTGATTTGACTGGGCAAGTTAATGACAATTTGCTTGATGTCGCATTGTCTGACAGCTCAAGCCAAATTGATGGTTATTTGGCAGCACGTTATACCCTCCCTCTTGTGAGTGTGCCACAAAACTTAGTGCGACTTTGTTGTGATTTGGCACGTTATCGTTTAGCGAGTATGTCTCATGTGACGATTACAGAAGAAATTATTACACGCTATAAATTAAGTTTAAAAGAACTTGAGGATATTAGTGTGGGTAAGATTTCACTTGGGTTGCCACCTACAGAGAATAATGATGCCAACGAACACGACAATGGCGTGATTTTTACTAATCCGAAAAACAGGATTTTTGGCCGTGATAACCGAAATTGAAAACGCACTGGTTGACCGCTTGACACGCGGCTTGGGACAGCTTGCCAACACCGTGAAAAGCTATGGTGGTGAGCTCGATGATGAAAGTCTTGGGACATCACGTTTGCCGATGTGTTTAGTCACTTTTGGGGGCGCACGTATCGAACGTATGGGCACCAATTTGAAACGACATCAATCCACAGCAAACTTTGTCATTATCGTGGCAGTAAATAGCTTGCGTAGCAATATTGCTGCACGACAAGGCGGAGCAGATAAACGAGAGGTGGGCGTTAATCAGTTGATTACAGCAGTACGCCGTTTGTTAGATGCGCAAACCTTAGGGAAATTAGTCAAGCCACTGAAACCGACAAGGGTGCGTACGCTTTTTAATAATGCCACTTTTAAAGGTGGGGCGATAACGGCTTATGCGATTGAGTATGACGCAGTCTATGACGATTTAAGCCCGTTAGAAGATGGTCGTTATCCTGAAATGACGCAGGATAGCAAAAATCCTGATTATCTGTTTACGCATTATCATGGTGAGCTATCGCCACCAGATCCGATGTTAGAACGTATAGGTAACAACATTTATGACCCAATAAGCGGTGCTAAAGTGCCGTTTGAGGTGGAGACACAAAATGAAAGTGAAAGCAGCAATAGGCATTAAGGTGCCGATGGAACATCAGCCTTATACCTATATTGAAGAAGTACCGGTAGAGGTAGAGCCGTCGATTTATTATCAACGCCGTATTAATGATGGCGATTTGATTGTAATCACAGAAACACGTTCACGCAAAGAACAGGAGAAAGACAATGGCTGAAACGAATATTGATTTTGATAATATCCCGACGAGTCTTCGTAAACCGGGCGTTTATACAGAATACAACTCACGCAATGCAGTGAGTACTTTGCCAACAAATGAGCAAAATGTCTTAATTGTGGCGCCGATGTTAAATGCAACAAAATCATTTAGCGCGCCGACACCGATTTATTCGGATGTCGATGCAAAAAATACATTTGGTGCAGGATCTTGGGCTCACTTAATGGCGCGCATTGCTATCCAAAATAATGCCATGATCCGTTTAACGGTGATTGGTTTAAAAGATAGTGATTCGGGTGTAGCGGCAACTGGCACCATTACGCTAACAGGCACAGCAAGCAATGCAGGGATGCTTAAAGTTATCATTGGTGGTCTTGATTATGCGGTGGCAATCGCTAAATCGGAAACCGCCGCCAACATTGCCACCCGTTTAAATGCAGTGATTAATGCGGGCGAATATTGTCCTGTCAGTGCGACAGTCAATGAAGGTACCGTGACGCTTACCGCAAAATGTAAAGGCGAAATTGGTAATGAGATTAGTGTCAATGCCACATTAAGCGCAAATGATATGGCGGTGAATGTTTCTGCTCTTGCAAATGGTGCCGAAAATGCCGATTTAGCGGCGGCATTAGCATCTGTAGCTGGTCAGCACTATCACGTGATTATATCCCCTTTTGCGGATGATAAAAATGCGAAAGCCTTGCGCGAACATTTAGAGTCGGTAGCAAGTCCTGTTGAGAAAAAACCGGGTGTTGGCGTATTAGGTTTTAATGGCACGTTGGCAAGCGGTACCACTTATACTGAGAAAATTAATGCTAACCGTATTACAGTGGGTTGGTATAAAGGTTCGGTGGAATCAAATGCGTTAATCGCTGCGGGATATGGGGCGGTTATTGCAGGCGAAGAAGACCCAGCTAAACCGTTAAATACACTTGAAATTAAAGGTTTAACCCCTGTTGATGCCACTCAAACACCGTTAAAAACCGAAGTCAATCAGGCGTTATTCCACGGTTTAACCCCTATTACAGTGGTAAATAATCGTGTGCAAATTATGCGTGCAATTACGACTTATACCAAGTCACCGGCGAATGTAGATGATCCAGCATGGTTAGATTTAACCACAATTCGCACACTGGACTATACGCGTAAAGCCATTGAACAGCGTATTGCATTACGTTTCCCACGTGCGAAATTATCTAATCGCACCCCACCAAAAGTGCGGTCAGAAATCCTTGATGTGCTCTATCGTTTAGAGCAACAAGAGATTTTAGAAAATGTGGATGCGAACAAGGGTAAATTGCTTGTTGTTCGCAATGGCCAAGATCCAAATCGTTTAGATACGGCCATCCCGGCTGATGTGGTAAATGGCTTGCACATTGTAGCAAACCGTATTGATTTAATTTTATAGGGGGCGTAAATGGAAAAATATGCAGGTTCGGCTGTCTTGGAAGTTGATGGTATTGAAGTTGAAATTATTGATTTAAACGTTACTAGACAGCCAGGACGAAAATTAGTAAAAACTATGAACTCAGACGGTCATGCTCGTGGATTTTCTAAAGGGATTGCGACTTGGGAGATCTCATTAACAGCTGTTCTGCCGATTGATGGGACAGAGATTGATTGGGATGAGATGAGTGATGCTAAACTCACAGTTTACCCATTAAACCAAGACGATAAACGCACCTCTTATCTCGGCTGTTTTTCTACACAAGTCGGAGAAAAATATTCCGTTGATAATGAAGCTGTGATTGATGTCCAAGTGACTGCACTTAAGAAGGTGAAAGAATAATGCGTTTATTGCTTGGTATCCCTTACGGTGATCGTCGTCGTTTTGACTTTGACGTGCGATTACTAACCTTGGGTGGCGAATGTGCCGCCCTTGAGAAAGTCGCCGAGCTTGGTTTAGATGAGAAAGAAAACCTCACGAGAGCGGAGCAAATGCTCGTGGACTTGGCTTATTTATCTGAACAGCTTGATATTATCGGTATTGCGCAAGATAAGCTCACGCCACAGTTTTTACTGGATAACCTTTCCACGGATGATTATGTGCTGATTACGCAAGCTATCGCAGAACTGCGAAAAAAGCACATCGACGCTGGGGAAAACCCGAGCAAAGCCGAAACCGAATAAAACAACATTACGGTGTGTTTGATGCCGAGAAGAATTACCGAAGTGCGGTTATTTTATTGGCTAAATTTGGGTTTACTGCTGAAGAAGTACGAGCAATGTGTCACGCTGAAGTTGCTGCGTGGGTGGCAAGTTGGCAACATTCGCAAGGTATTAAAACTCAGTCAGAAAAAGGCAACACGGTGCATTACAACCTTATGCGTCGTAAAACTAAGGGGGCGTAAGCCCCCTTTTTTTGTGGATTTAAAATGAGTTTAAAGAGGGTTTAAAAAATGGCTGAGTTGAATTTAGCGTTGACGCTAAAAGCACGAGACCAAGCAAGTCGAGTGTTTCAGCGGGCACAATCACAGATTAAGCAAAGCACAAAAGCAATGGCAAGTGCACGCGAAACGTTAGGTGTGAGAAGTGAACATAAAATCCAACAAGAAATTAATCATACCATTGCCGCTTATAACCGATTGAAACGTAGTGGCACAGCCACTAGTCGAGAATTAGCGCGTGCGGCTGAAGCGACGCGCTCAAAAATTGCTGGGCTTAATGCAGAAATGGGGAAAACCTCTTGGGGGCAACGATTAGGCAATGTTGGAACTGCCATTGCCAGTGTGGGCGCAGGCATGGCGGCTGGAGCTATGGTGATGGCACAACCCATGAAAAAGGAAATGGACTATGACCGACGCTTGGCAATGGTATCCAATACTGCCTTCTCCGACCGAGACGTAGCTGGGCGAATTGCAGGAAAACAAGAATTACATGATGCGGTGAAAAGTGCGGTAGAAACTGGAGGAGGGACGAAAGAAGAAGCCTTAGGCGCGTTAGATAAGTTATTAGCCTCCGGTACTGTGAAAGCTGAAACTGCAATGAAGTTATTGCCTACTTTACAAAAAGGCGCAGTGGCAACAGGTGCAAGTACAGAAGATTTATCGGCGATTGCAATTTCTGCTATGCAGCAATTTGGCATCAGCGAAGATCAAATTGGTGCGGTATTAGATAAGGCTGTGGCTGCTGGGCAAGCGGGTAACTTTGAACTTGCCGATATGGCACGTTGGCTTCCACAACAAATGGCTGCAGCTAAATCAGCTGGGCTTTCGGGCATGGATGGCTTTGAAGCATTATTAGTCGCAAACCAACAGGCGCGTGTTACCGCAGGGACAAGTGATGAAGCAGGTAATAACCTGGTTAATTTACTCGCAAAACTTACGTCTAAAGAGACTGCAGATCGTTTTTCTAAATTAGAAATTAAAGGCAAAGATGGCAAAACCCACGGCATTGATTTTATTAAATCCATGGAGAATGAGAAGAAACAAGGTAAAAATTCTATTGAGGCCTTTGGTTCTATTATGGATATGGTCGTAGGAGAAGACAAACGTTATAAAGCCTTAAAAGCAAAATTGAAAACGGCCAAAAAAGAAGAACAGCAAGCCTTAATAGAGCAAATGACAAACTTAGTAGAAGGTACTGCCATTGGGCAGATTATTTCTGACCGTCAAGCCTTGATGGCACTTCTTGGGATTCGCAACAATGTTGAACTAGGCAATCAAGTAAAAGAAGAGGTTACAAATTCTGAAGGTGCTACAGATAAGTCCCATAAAGTTGTGATGTCAACTAACAGTGCAAAAGTAGAACAAGCTAAAAATACAGTTGAATTTGCACAAATGGAAGGCATGAAAAGCTTTAATGATGCTCTTGGTGATGCGGCTACAAAACTGGCTGAATATGCGAAAGCCTATCCTGATTTAACCTCTACACTGACTACAGCCGGCACCGTTATTACAGCATTAAGTACGGCTGCGATTGCGGCTAGTGGTGCATTAGCATTATTGGGCGGTAAACGAGGTGGAATTGGGCTTAGTGATGTAGCTGATGTTGCTGGCAATCTAGGGAAAGGGAAAAACGGTTTAAAAATTAAAGGGGGCGGTAAGTTAGGCAGGTTTCTTAGTGCAGGGGCGCTTTTTACTAGTGGTTTAATGATTGCTGGAGAACAACGTACAACGGAAGAAGCGAAGGCTGAAGAAAAAGCCGAAGCCAAAACTGCGCAAGAAAAGAAGTTAGAAAACCAATTTTATGCCAATGCTTACGGTGGCAATAAACCGACCACAACCCATTATGCACCGCAAGGTTTCGGTTATAACAAAAATTCAGTCTGGGGGACGGCTTCTCGCTCGGGCGAAGTGGCTGAAATTGCACGTAAAGATGAAGTTGCCGCTTTACGCCTTGAGCGAAGCACACTCACGCAAGCACAATATGATGAGCGCACACGCCAAAGTGCGGTGAAAATTGCGGAAATTCGCAATCAGGAGAAAGGCTATTCAGGTTTATCTGTTGCAGCTAATGACACCGACTCCGCTTTAAGTCGCACACTGGGTGATTTATCTAGCTTGGCTAACTATCAAGCGGATTTTCAGCATTTTGGGCAAACCATTAGCGACGGATTAAAAACCGCCATTGAAAGCCAAAATTTCACGATTCAAAACGAAATTAAAGTGGATTTAGATGGGCGGGTTGTGGCTGAACAAACGTCTCAGTATCAATATCAAGACTTAAAACGGGGGTAAAAGATGGCTGGTTGGACAATGCCTGTGCAACGTGCGAGTTTTCGTGGCGTGCGTTTTGATGTGCTTTCGGTGGATGATGATGTCTATCGCTCGACCATTGAGCATGCTTATCCTTTCGTCAATGGCGCTGATGTGGAAGATTTGGGATTAAATCCATTAACCGTGCGTATGCAAGCCGTATTTTATGGGCCAGGTTATTACACGGACTTTAAGAAGTTTTTAAGCGTGTTACAAAAATCAGGGGCGGCAACATTAGTGCATCCGATTCGTGGGCGTTTGCAAAATATGATTTGCACCGGGGCGAGTTTTCACCACGAAGCGGAGATGATTGATTATGTGGCGTTAGATTTGACTTTTATTGAATCTACACCAGCTAAACCGATTTTTGTCTTTAATTATTCCCTATTGGCAAAAATAGATGCCTTACTGACTGAATTAGAAAATTTTGTTGATGATGTGATGGCATTGTATGGCGAATTTATGGAGATTGTTGCCTTTGCCGCTAATACAAAATCACGTTTGTTGGGTGTTTATGGCGCATTATTTGGTTGTTTTGAGCAAGTACGCGGGTTATTTGATTTTGACAAAACTAAGTATGGTGTGTCGCCTGTCGTGACACAAGATAACTTTAAAGCAAAATCTAGTCGTGCTGTGCGTGATTTGGTGACAATGATTGATTCAGGGTTGCGCCAAATTGCTGCGCGCAAGGACTTAACTACTCGAGCAAAATTTGATGAGGTACTCCGCACAATACGTCAAATTAAGCATATTCCTGCTGATTTGGTGAGTGGTAAGAATATTAAATCTGCCAAAGAACAATCGGCATTGAAATCATTAACGACCTCTTTTAGTAAGGATGATACTGAATCTGTGCATTTAATGATGCAGTTAGCCTCTAGTGTTGCTTTGTTGCGTATTGCCACTGAATTGGTAGAGGACGATGATTTATTGCCACAGGATATTGATTACATCACGACTCAAGTGCGGTCACAAATTATGGATAATTTACAATTGTTACGCAAACAAGTGGACGATGAACATCGTGGGGAAAATATCACCGTATTAAGCACGCCTAATACGAGTTTTTATACGGCTGCGCACAATACGGCAGAGCAATTACGCAATAAAGTGCATAAGTTTACTCAACTTGCCCTTGCGGCAATTAATCGTAAACCGCCTTTAATGGTTCGTGAGGTGCCATTTAGCGGGACGGTACAACAAATTGCACATGCATTTTATCAGGATTACAAACGTGCAGATGAATTATTAAGATTGAATCCGCAGATCCGTTATCCGAATTTTGTTGAGCGTGGGGAGTGGTTAAATAGCTATGTCAAATAATTACCCTTATGAAAATGATGTTACGGTGGAAGTGAACGGTAAAGCCCACAATAGCTGGAAAAGTTATGATATTGATAGTGACTTTTTAATCCCTGCTGATGCCTTTAAATTTGATTTGGGCGTGCCTTCAAACAGCACGGTTTTACCTGATTTTTCGGGAGCAGAAGTGAAAGTACGCATTAATGGCGAGTTGGTGATGACAGGCATCGTGGATACGACACAGCATACTATTAGTAAAACTAACCGCACTTATAGCATCAATGGGCGCGACCGTGCGAGTATCCTTGTGGATTGCTCTGCCCCAATCACCAATGTAAAAGGCTTGACTGTGTTGGATGCAGTGAAAAAAATTGTCGAACCGCTTGGCATTAAAAAAGTGGCATTGCGTGCGGAAAATAACCCAACATTAGATAAAGTCGATATTGACGTGGGCGAAACAGCATGGAACGCGGCAATGCGTTGTGCGAACTCTGCAGGCTTGCACTTGTGGTTTGAACCAAATGGAGAGCTGATTGTGGGCGGTGCGGATTACAGCACGCCACCTGTGGCGACCTTGTGTTGCATGAAAGACGGCAAACGAAACAACTTTGAGCAGGCGGATTTAACGTTTGATGTATCAAATCGTTTTAGCGAAGTCACTTTTCTTGCACAAAGCCATGGCAAGCAAGGACAAGATAACAAAAACGATCTGAAATGGGTTTATAACGATCCTGAAATGACCACCTACAAGCCGAAAACCGTGGTGGTGTCTGATGTGGATAATTTGGAAGCCTTGCAAAAATGGGCAAAAAAATACATTGCGGACAGTGTGCTGGAAGGTTTTACCCTTACTATCGTTGTACCCGATCACAAAATGCAAGATGGCACATTATGGCAACCAGGGCAACGTGTGCACGTGATTTGCGAGGAATATGAGATTGATGCCATTTTCTTTTTAATGGGGCGACGTTTTATGTTGAGCCGAAACGGTGGCACACAAACGGAACTACGCTTTAAACAAGATGGTATTTGGACACCAGACGCTTACAACGCAAAAGCAGAAAAAGCACGTAAGCGTAAGGGCAAAAAAGGCAAGAAGAACCAAGGCGATTTGATTTCGACAAACGGACAAGGTGGTTGGACAAAATGAGACGATTAAGCCAAGCCATTCAACAAAAGGCGCAAGGTGCGGTGGACGAAATCCGTCAAGCCTTTCGCGGTGTGCTGCACTTAGTAAAAAGCGCGGACAATATTCAGAAAGTTCAGGCCTCAGGTCTTGCGGATGAAACCTTACAAGACGTGGAATTTATGCAGCAGTTTGGCTTTACCTCTGTGCCTCCAGCAAACACGCAAGCAGTGATTTTACCCATTGGCGGACAAACTACCCACGGTATTGTGATTGCGACCGAGAACGGTTCTTTCCGCGTGAAAAATCTGCAAGGCGGCGAAGTGGCCGTTTATGATGAAAGTGGCTCTAGCATTGTATTAAAAAAAGGGCGGTTGATTCAGATTGATTGTGATGTATTAAAGATTAACGCTACAAAAAAAGTGGATATATCAAGTCCACTGGTCGAAACTGATCAGGTCTTTACTGCTCAAGGGCAAATCAATGGTAATGGTGGTATGGCTGTGCAAGGCGGTAGTGGCGCAAGCTTTACTGGTAATGTAAAACAAAGTGGCGGAAGTTTTACAACTAATGGTGATGTAAAAGCAGGAACTATATCCTTAAGTAACCATAAACATACTGGCGATAGCGGAGGCAAAACCAGTAAACCTGAATAATCTAACCTTAAAGGAGATGCTGAAACCCTGCATCTCCTTCCTTTTTACCTCTTATCTTATCCTGTCAATATGGACAGAGAGATCAGCCCGCTTACCGGGGACTATACAAGTAAACAAATCAGTACGCTTGCCAATGCAGCGTATATCAGATTGACCACACCATTAGGCTCTTGGTGGGCAGATGGGCGTGTAGGCTCTCTGCTCCATCTTATTCCGCGCGAAAAAGATTTGTCGCGCATAGGTTTAATTGCACAACAATATGCCGAAGAAGCCTTGCAACCCTTGATTGATGATGGACGTGCGGACGAAATTATTGTCAATCATACCCAACCACATAACGGTGTATTGATTTTAGATATATCCATCCGAGATAACCGGGGCGAAACCTATCATTTTAAACACCCGGTAAAAGTCATTTAAAAAGGGTTTAAACCATGTTTATTGTGCCGAGTTTAGAAGATATTCGCCAAGCGATTTTGCGCGATGTGCAGTCATTAGAACCGAGTGCTGATGTGAGCATAGATAGTGACTATTATGCACGTGCCAGTAGCCTTGCTGCCGTAGCGGAAGGTATTTACGCCCATCAAAAATGGATTATTAAACAATTCTTTCCCGATACTGCCGACACAGATTTTCTTGAAAAACATGCTGGCTTGCGTGGTATTCGCCGTCGTAATGCGACTTATGCTAGTGGGCGCGGTGCAACTGTAACTGGTACACCTGATGCAGTACTTAAAGCTGGATTGCAAATTAAAACAGACGATAACCGATTTTACGAAACCACTGAAAGTGCGGTGGTTTCTGCAGGCGGTTCTGCTGTTGTTGCCGTGCGAAGTCTTGCGACAGGTGCAAGCCAAAATATTAAAACTGCGACAAAGGCAAACTTTATGGCGGCACCTTTAGGCGTGCAATCCGATGTGGTGCTAAATGATGTAATTGGTGCAACGGATGCAGAAAGCGATGCGTCTTTGCTTGAACGCTTGCTTGAGATTATTCGCCGACCACCTGCAGGGGGGAATCGTTATGACTATCGTACATGGGCGTTATCGGTGGATGGCGTGGATGCTGCTTATGTTTACCCGTTGCGTCGTGGGCTTGGTACGGTAGATATTGCGATTACATCAAATAACGATGTGCCAAGCGATGAAACAATACGTCGTTGCCAAGAATATATTGATGATGTGCGCCCAGTAACCGCTCGTGAAAGCAAAGTGGTGAAACCTGATGTAACGAAAGTTAATTTTAATATTCAGGTGAAAATCAGTGGCGTGACCTTACCCGAAATTAAGGCCACTATTTCCACCGCACTTGCAGCTTATTTTAATACGTTAATCCCCGGTGATGATTTGATTGTGTCGCAATGTGAAGCGGTGGTGAATAACTTGGTAGGGGTGGTTGACCGTAAGTTTACGACACCTATCACTAATCTAAAAGCAGATGTGCGTACAAAAATTGAGTGGTTTCGGTTAGGTCAAATTACCGTTACGGAGATGGCATGATACAAACTGACCACAAAAAGGTATTGGCAAAACTTTATCCGCCTATTTCGTATGATGTTAATGGCGAACGTTTTTTAGCGCAATGTGAGGTAGATGGTCATGTATTTGACCGATTACAAAAAAGTGCGGTGGATTTATTGCAAATTATTGAACCGGCCACCTCCAATACCATGTTGTCCGATTGGGAACGTTTATGCGGCATAAGAACAGATTATAGCAATAACTATCAAGCACGAGTAAAACGTGTCATTGCCAAATTAAATGCTATTGGAGGCTTATCCATTCCCTATTTTAAACGGATTGCGGAAAGTATTGGATATCGCATCGAAATTAAAGAGTTTTCTCCCCTTGCTAATGATTTGCCAACGACGGGAGATTTGGCCCAATTTCGCAATGAAGCGCGCGATAACTTGATTTTTATGTGGCGAGTATCGGTGCTTAATGGCGATGACAATATTGTGTATTTTCGCGCAGGTAGTTCCTTTGCGGGTAATCATTTAGTGGAATTTGGCGACCCAATTATTGAGGAGTTCTTCCGAGATTTAAAACCCGCACACACCTATTGTTATTTTGCTTATCAAACAGGATCTTAATATATGAAAAGTTTAATGCCTCAAATTGATTCAAATGATGGCCTTTTTCACAATGGTAATCCAGCAAAAGGCGAACAAGGCACGCGAGTAACCGATACGTGGCTTAATAATTTGCAAGACCGAGTACGCGATGTACAAGCGGAAGCGCATTATGTGTTGAAAAAAGCGGGGTTTCGTCCTGTAGAAAATAAGCAAACTCAGCTTTATGAGGCGATTGTTAAGATTATTGATGACAACCGAAAGACGGCAAGTTTAACTCAAAAAGGCGAAGTGCGGTTGACGAGTGATACGGGGTTAGACAGCGAAGAACTAGGATTAACTGCCAAAGCAGGTAAAAAACTCGCGCAACTGATTGCAACGGTGCAGCTTGCGTTAAATAACTATATCCCCCTTAACAAACGATCATCCGCAGTCAATAGCAACGACGAAAATAATGTAGCAACATCAAAAGCGGTTAAAACGGCTTATGACAAAGGCGTGGAAGCCAAAACTGCCGCAGATGCAGCAAATAATAATGCGAATGGTCGCGTGCCGAAAACAGGTGATACAACCATAAACGGTATATTGAGGGCTAAAAATACATCTGGAGGATGGAGCGCTTATCAATTTGAGACATCAGAAGGCTATTGGCAGTTAGAGGTACACCCCAATTCGCACGAAGCGGCTAATCGTCGTTTTAATATGCTGTTTAACCCTAATATAGGTAATCGTGTTTATCTATCATTCCCAGCGCTAGGAGATGACGGCGAAGTTGTTGCATACAGAAGTTGGGCGGTTAATAAAACAGGCGACACAATGACTGGTATTTTACGTACAGTAGGCATTGCATCTTCTCAATTTGGTTTCGGTTCCTACGCTCAGCAATACACTAGCGGTGCACCTTTTATGGTTGAATCTACAGGCTCAAAGGACAGAGATGCCTACCACCCGTTTGTCAAAGGTTTAGTCCGCTCAAAAGGACATTATGGCGCTGGATTTTCGTTCGGTTACACGACCAAACAAGGCAATGGGGACGGATTTGGCAGA